TATTGATGAAGTATATCTTCAGGATTGTCGATGGTTGCTAAAACTTCATCATCATTTAGCAATCTTACTTCCCCGCCATCTATCTGAATTCTTGATCCAGCATATCTTGCAAAAATTACCCAGTCACCTTTTTTACACCAAGCACCTTCAGGAAATTTTTCTTTGTCATAACAATGTGGTCCCATAGCAAGAACAAGTCCACAAGTAGAACCTACTTGTTGTCTCTCAAGAGTATCTTGTCCAAGATATAATCCACCTTTAGTTTTTTCTGGCATTTTAAATGGCAGAACAACTAATCTCCAACCGGTTGGTTGAGGTAATTTATTTGATTCTTTTTTCTTTAAACGTTCATAACCATCAACTTCTTTTTGATGATCATCTTTGTATTTATCTAATAATGCCGATTTAACTTTTGGGATTTCCGAAGTCGACGACGTTTTCTGGTCTTTCAGTATCATTTTTTTTATCCTCCTTTGGATTTAGCAGGCTTGATATTTCCTGTGATATTCTCAAATAAGCATGTGCTTGTCCCATCATATACTTGTATTTTTCCATATTGTCAATACCACCAGCAATCATAGCGTCTCCAATTGCTTGGTATTGTTCTTTTAACATTCTTTGTAATTTATGAATTATAACTGTTTCTTCACTTAACATCTGCTATTTTACCTTTGTTTATACCTTTCTTAATAACATATTTCTGAGTGCCGTTCGCACCTGCATCTACCTCTTTTTTAAGGTTTCGAAATAAGTCTTTTTCTTTATTTTCTTTTTCTTTTTTTTGAAGAAAAGATTCTATTGTTTTTGAGTCTCTCATATTGATTAGGTATAATATTATCAAATAAATTGTCAATAGCACCAAATAATGTGTACATGAATTTATCTATCATTTACTACCACCAATATAACCACCAATAACTCCAATCAATCCTGTAACTGACATTTTCATAAGTACGATTATGCTGTCATCTATTGGTCTATCTTCTTGAACAGCTACCCAATAATCACCAATAATAATGATACCTAATAAAATTAGAACACCTGTTGTAATTAATAATATAACTATGTCTTTAAAATTTTTAATCATTAGCAATTCCACTTTCTAAGTGATTTATTAATTCTTGAATTTGGATCTCTTGCGGTCTTAGCAGAAGTAAGTCTTTTCTTCATTCCAGACATTCTAGCACAAAATGACTTACGTCTCTTTGCAGCTTTGGATCCTGGTTTTAATTTTGATGGTTTAGTTGTTACTGCTGTTTTTAATTTTGATCCAGGATTAGCTCTTCTATAAGATGCAACGCCTTTTTTATTTAATCCACCTGTTTTGGATTTACCTTCTTTTCTTTGCCATGCTGGTGATGCCATTATATCATTCCTCTATAATATTTTTTTAAAGTTGGATTTCCAATTCTTTTACCATCTACATCTAATTTAATAAAACTTCCAGCATATCCATTTGCTGCTTTAGTTCTTTTTGTAAATGTTTTAACGTTAGTTGGTTTAGGACCTGTATTACCTGCTGCTCTTTTTCTTTTGACAGCACTCGCCTTTTGAGACTTTGTCATCTGTGTGGCTTTTGCAAGTGGTACGCACTTTGGATACTTTCTCTTCGAACCTTTTGAGCGCCCGCATGGCTGATACTTCCCATTCTTCTTTGGTGCTCCAATGTCCACCCATTTCTCTGCTACCCATTTTCTTAGTCCTCCTTCGGCCATTATTTTCTCTTTTTAGCTTTTTTCTTTTTACCGCCTGGTTTTATTTTACCAGAACAAACTGCTGATCCATACATATTTGCATATGCAGATGGATAAACCTTAAATTTTCTTTTTGCAGCTGCTTTTCCTTTAGCACAAAGTTTTGCCATTATGCAATTCCCATAGCCTTCATTCTTGCTGAAGGTTTTCTTTTCGTAACTTGTTTTTTCTTTTTCTTATTTTGTAGAAGTTGCATTAACTTCTTTTTATCCATCTTTTGTTTCTGCATTATTTTTTACCGAATTTTTTAACATCAGGTCTAACATTTCCCCAACCAGTTAATTGTTCATGATTCATAGATCCACCATTAGCTGCAGTAATTCTATTTGCATCATAACCAAATTTTTCAGCAAGTTCAGGTTTTTTCTTAGCTAATTTAACTAAACCTGGATTTTCTTTTTTACTTATAGGTTTTTTCATTTTTTTCCTCCGTTTCTAAATATTTGAGTTCCCTTTATACCATAAATGCTCGCCACGACAAGGATCCATAAATTAGTGAACCATGACGGGAGCTGCGAGAACATTTCGAAGAATAATTTTACCTTATCCATCGCTGTCGGGTCATCCGATACCACTGCCCACGCCAAAATTAGCACGGGAGTTGACAAAATTATGAGAACCGCCTCGTCCTTCCAGTCCGATTGCCTTGCTTCTAGCAATTTGCCTTGGTAAGCCTCTTCTCCTCGAGCCATTTTTCTTGCATGTTCCATTTGAGCGTCCGCCATAAGCATTTTTGTCTCTTGACGCTTCTTAAAAATATGTGAACCAGCTTTTACTGCTAAATTTATTGCACTAAACCACATTATGACTTCCTTTTTGATTTTCCTGCTTCAGAAAGTGCGATTGCAATTGCTTGTTTTCTAGATTTTACTTTTTTCTTTGATTGTCCAATAGGTAATTTACCTTTTTTGAACTCCTTCATCACTTTTTTTATTTTTTTCTGTGCTTTATTCATTTCCACCTCTAAATATTTTTACTTTTGGCATTGTTGGAGCAGAATTTTTCATCATTGAATCAACATTTGGAATAGTTTTTGATAAAATTGTTTTTTCAATTGATGTATCAGCTCTTAATTTTGCCAATTCTTCGTTTTGATCTAGTTTTTCATCTTGATTTGATTGATTCATCATCGCTTTCATCTTATCAAGGTCCATTCTCTCTTTACCTTCACGTTCTTTTCTATCGTTTTCCATTGCTCTAAGGTCTAATTCTCTTGATCTTAGTTTTGCAATTGGATCATTATCAAATTGTGAAGTAATTTTCTTCTCTTCATTCATAAATTCTTCCATCATTTCAGCAATCAATACAGCTTTTCTACCTTCAATTTTTTCTGTTAGCATTTTTAATTGTATTTGCATCTGTTGAGCCATCATTGGATTCTGTTGCATAGCTGCTTGCATTTGTTGTATTTGAATTAGTTCATCTCTAAACTCTATTTCAACTTGTTCTTGAGCCATTAAAGAAATATGTTCAAAAATATTTTTTTCTAAACTTGCCATCACCATTGGATTATTTCTTGCAATGTTAGTTGCCATGAAATTTAAATGAGATGTAATATGTGCTCTATGATCTTGACCTGGAAATGCTTGAAACTGTTTACTAGCTAATGCATCAATGTGTTCTAACGCCGGATCTTTTGGCATTGGTTGCATTGGTTTAATTAAAACACTATCAATATTTTTAACACCTAAAGCTTCATACATATTTCTATATGCTTGATACAAATTGTGCATCTGTGGATTTGAAGATGCCAGTTGGAGTTCCGTTTGCGCGAGTGAAATACGCTGTGTTTGGGAAAAAATGTTAGGGTCAGCAACTGGCAATATATCTACACGATCATCAAAGTCTGTTTGTTTAATCATTCTTTGACCCCCAACTACATCATACGGATATTCTTGAGGTAGATATAACTTGAATACTCTAGCCATAAGTTTGAATTCATTCTTTAAAGCCGAGTAAATTCTTTTATGAATCGCAGACATAGTTCTTGATCCACGTTCTAATAATGCAACTGTCGTTCCAACTGCAGCTTGTTGATTACCATCACCTACTTGTAAATCTGCAATCGATGCAAATCTTTGACCTGCTGAAACCACTACACCCATCAAACTTAATAATGTTTGAGAAGGTTCTTTAAATGGAAGCATCATAAATGAATCTCTTAAATTACCACCTGGTGCATCTACATCTCTAAATTCACCTGGTTGAATTGATTGTGCATCATCTCTAATTCTTATTCCTCTCATTTTAAATCCAGCTGGCAGATTAGATAACGTTCCCGCATCTAAGAGCTGTCTTAAAGCTGCGGTCGCTGTTCTAGACAGTCCACCAATCATGTGGATTAAACCGAAACCATAAAAACCTAAACCCGGTAAAAATTTGAAATGAACAAAATATTGAACTTTATTTTTATTTGGATCTCCTACTTCATAGTTTCTTTTGATCGATAAAATTTCTCTTGAACCTTCTTCAAGTGTTACAATGTATGGAAGTTTAATTCCTGACGGCTCACCAGTCTCTGGATTAACATCTTCAAAACCTTCGATGTCTAAATTCACGTGACATTCTAGAAGAGTATATAAATCATCATTCTTAGTTTTAGATACTCCTTCTAATTCTCTTTCTTTTTTCTCAACATCAGTTTCTTTATCTTGTGGTGCAGATAAATCGATGTCTCTATAGAAACCTGCAATCTGTTGTTTTCTTAATTCGTTTTCAGAAATTTTTACTTTATGGATGACTGCTTCCGCATCGTCTAATGAGGTAGCCGTATACGGAACCACTAAGTCATCAGCC